GGAAGAAGACATTCTTTCTGAAGAAGAATATGTTAAATTTTATCAGGGAAATATAGAGGCTTTTGAAATTGGGTCATTTAAAGCAATAGAGGTTTTACAGACTAGAGTAAAGGTTTGTGCTTCTATTGGAGAAATTGTTCTGTATGAGCAAGTGCTTAACACTGACGAATACCCAATAGTTCCACTTCCTAACATTTGGACTGGAACTCCTTATCCTAAATCAGATATTTCCAGAGCAAGACCTATGCAAAGATTATTAAATAAACTTTGGTCTTTAGCCCTTTCACATGCACAGGCTTCGGCGGGATTAAAGTTATTGGTACCTTTGGGTAGTGTGGATGATATAGATCAACTCGAAAAAGACTGGGCCAATCCTAATGCGGTCATTGAAGTCGATTCCTCCCAAGGCGAACCACACTACCCTGCTCCTCAACCTTTAGCTGGCGAGTTTTATAGGTTAATACAGCAGTCAGAGTTTTATATAGATTTTATCTTTGGGCTTCCAGAGATGATGCATGGATTTGCCGAGAAAGCTCCAGAAACCATGAGAGCTACAGAAAGAATGATTGCTCTTGGAAGCGAAAGGCCCAAGTCAAAACTTAGAGATATAGAATTTAGCATAAACAAACTTGGAAAAATATTATACAATCTATCTAAGGGTCATTATACTTATAAAAAAATATTTAGATTGGCACAGCCCAATAATAACATTACAGAAGTAATGGCTAATTTTTATACCGATGTGTCTGGTGCTGTACTAGACTTAAAAAAAGAAAGGCACATGTTAGACCAGCACGATGTCAGGATAGAATCTGGGTCTACTATGCCATCTAGCAAGTATGCAGAGCTTGCAGTATATTTAGAAGCTTATCAAATGGGTATTGTTGATAAGTATGAAGTATTAAAGAAAAACCCTGAATTGTTTGATAAAGAAGGAATAATGAGAAGGACAGAAGAAAAGCAACTATTACAGCAACAAGTTCAGGCTATGAGTGAGCAAGTAAAGAATTTGCAAGGTGACTTGCAGACTGCCCAAAGAGAATCTGTTAGTGACAGAAAGAGAGTTGAAGTCGAAAAGTTTAAAACTAGACTTTCCGAAATTAATTCTGAATCTAAAGCCGACAGAAGGGTACATCGTGGAAAACTAGAAAACGAGGTGAAGCTAGAGGTGGAGAAATTGTCTAATAATCTGAAAGATGTTCAGAGAAAAGTCAGTTCCACTCCCGAAGCCTAGAGACATCTAAGGAGATACTATGTCAACACTAGAACAACAGGAAGTAAACGTCCAAAGCGAACAGCCCGTAACCAATGAAGGTTTCGTGGAAGATATCGTAAACCAACAGGCTGGGCCTGAAAGCCCAGTTGAAACTCAAGAACCAACAGAGGAGGTAGCTACTTCTGTAGATTATGAAGCCGAGTCAAAAAAGTTTCAATCTATGTATGATCGGTCACAAGCCGAAAATTCTAAATTGCAACAAGGGGCTCAAATACTTCAACTACTAGAGCAGAGACCTGATTTAGTTCAGTTACTTGAGAACGGTATAGCTAAACCACAAGACCAACAGCAAAGCGAGCCAAGTGTCGGAAAGGACGATTTTAATCCTTGGGATTCTTATGATCTTAACACTGAAACGGGTAAGTATGTAGATCGAGAGATTACAAGCAAAGTCGATAGGTTAGTAGATCAAAAGATGGCCCAACAACAGCAACAGATGCAGGCCGAACTGCAAATGCAGAATACTGTGAATGAACTAAGAGGTACTTACAAAATGTCCGATGGACAAATACAAGACTTCTTACAGTTCACTACAAAACCCAAAGAGCAAGTAGGTTTAAATAACCTAGTTAAACTTTGGCAAATGCAGGGTGGTCAATCGGTTGCTAATAATGATACAATGGAAGCGGTAAGTGCGGCAAAGCAAGCCCCTAGAACTGCTGGCGTTCTTCAAGGTCAACCTCAGACATCACAAAAAAATGATACTGACAAGATATTTGATGCCGTCATGGGGAATAGTGGTTCTTTGCGATTACCGTAATAATACAATAAAACCACAAACCAAGAGGTAATAAAATGGCAATATCATACAATACTGGCACTTTAAAGTCCAGTGATATCACAGCTTCTACCACCTCTGCTGGTGTAGGTCAGGCTCCCGATAGGAGACGGATATTTAATTTTGGAGACAGGGTAGCAGAATTAGCCCCTGAAGAATCTCCATTCTTTGTATATCTTTCTCAGGTAGCCAAAGCACCTACCGATGATCCAGTATTTCGTTATCTGGAAAATCGTAATAAAATCAACTTTACAGATCGCTCACTGCTTTTAGCGGCGGCTGTAAACGGTGGTTCCGCTGTATCCGCAGGATCGTCTTATTCGTTCACTGTTGATACTGCTGGTGGAGCCGCTGTTGAATATCTGTTAAAAGGCATGGTTCTTGCTGTCCAAACGGCGGCTAGAACAGGTGATGTCGGTATCGGTCATACGATAGTCAGAGTTGATTCAGCAGTTACGCACGGTAGTAGCTCGTCTACATTTACAGGTAAGATCATTGATGTCTCAAACAGTAATGTTTCCGGATATAATGTTTTATCTGACAACGATGTAGCACAAATAATAGGTACTTCCTTTGAGGAAGGCTCAGGTTCTCCTGATGTTTTTTCTACAGAGCTTGAAGATAATTATGGGTATACCCAGATTTTCAAAACAGCCGCTGAGATGACAAACACAGCGTATGCAACTCGCTATCGTGGGTATGCAGACGAGTGGAGTCGCTTATGGGCTGACAAGCTTCGTGAGCATAAAATTGACATTGAAAGAGCGATGCTCTTCGGTCAGAAAGCTCGCCAAGGTGGTATTCAGTACTCTGAGGGCCTAGTAGGTCACATATTGAAGAATGTTAATCCAGTTGTTAATGATGCTGATTTTACTTATTCTTCAGGTAGCTCTTATTACAGAAGTGTTGCACAAGCAGAAATGACTTACGATAGATTACTTAGTGATCTTGAAGTAATTTTTGACCCTGCTCGTGGAGGAGCTTCAGATAAGCTAGTTCTTTGCTCTCTACCAGTGATTACATACTTTAACAAGTTAGGTGATGGAAAATTCCTAGATGCTTCTATGGGTCATTCAGCTAATAATTACAGAGTTGACATGAGTACCAGAGATGGTGCTTTTGGTCACTCCGTAATGGTTATTGATACGATTCACGGAACTCTTAACCTTGTTAAAGAGCCACTGTTTAGAGGCATTGCGGCTGGATTTATGCTAATGGCTGACATGAGTCAAGTTTCTTATCGTCCGCTTATTGGAAATGGAATTAACCGAGACACACAGGTTATGACCAATGTTCAATCTGCTGATGAGGACTTGAGAAAAGACATGATTCTAACCGAAGCTGGTTTAGAAGTAAGTCTTTCCGAATCTCATGCTTTGTTTAACCTAGAAAACGATTAAGGGGATAAATAATGAAAGCGGCTAGTTTAAATCAAAATAGTTCAAGTTATCAAACTGGTGAAAAGGCGTTTCAAAAGATCGACAATTCTGCGGCAGTGGCAAGAACACTGACTGCGGCTGAGTCTGGAACTCTTTTTGCTGTTGATATGTCCACAGTAGACAACAATGTAGCGTTAACCTTGCCAACTGCATCTGATGCAATCGCAGGTTGTAGCTACGATTTTTGCTTCACTGTTAACTGTGATGACGATGCAGACTTTAGCATAACAACTGGGGCAAACGGAACCGATATTTACGGTTACGTTGTTGCAGGTGCGGCTAATAGTACGGTAGATGACGTTGATGGGCTCTCAAAAATAACTGTAGATGGTTCTGTTTCTCAGGCTATTGAAGGTTTGAGAATGACTTTAATTTGTGACGGTGTTAATTGGCACCTAAGTGGGTATATCCCAGTTGCTATTGGAACAGTTGTTCTTGTTGAGTCAGCAAGTGCTTAATCCGAATACATAAGGATAACAGTATTAGGTACTGTGAGGGCTGTCAATAAAAGGTAGCCCTCAAAACCTAAAAAGGATTAAATATGAATAAATGTATACACTGCAAAGAAAACAATAAAGAAAATTGGTTTTACTGTCGCTCTTGTGGGAAGAAAGCCTCTGAAAGTAAGTTTACTACAAATATGTGGATGATGTCTAAGATGGGAAAAAGAACAGATGTTGAGGTTTCTACTCAGTCAATATCTGAAAATACAAATAAAATGAGAAGAAACTTAGGCTATGGCAGTTAAGAAAAAAGATTCAAGATTAAAAAAAGCTGGAGTTGCTGGCTACAATAAACCTAAGAGAACTCCGGGGCATCCTAAAAAATCTCATGTAGTAGTGGCAAAAGTAGGATCAAGAATTAAGACAATACGCTTTGGTCAACAAGGTGTAAAAACAGCAGGTAAGCCTAAGAAAGGTGAGTCTGCAAAACAAAAAGCGAGACGTAAGTCATTTAAGGCTAGGCATGCTAAAAACATAGCAAAAGGAAAGATGTCAGCGGCTTACTGGGCTGATAAGGTAAAATGGTAATGAAGAAAAAAGTAAAGGCACCTGCCGGGTATCACTGGATGAAGTCAGGTAGGGGAGTTAAATTAATGAAGCATACTGGTAAGTTTAAGGCTCATAGAGGAGCCAGTCTTACCGCAGATTTTGCAGTTCAAATGAAACACGCAAAACCTAAAAAGAAAAAGTAAGTGTCATCTGCCAAGAAAACAAAAGAGTCGATGTGGAAAAGAATTGTTGCCAGTGTAAAGGCTGGGAGCAAGGGTGGTAGGCCCGGTCAGTGGTCTGCGAGAAAGGCTCAGTTGGCAACAGCTAGGTACAAAAAAGCAGGTGGTGGGTACAAGGGTAAGAAGTCTTCCAGTAATAAGCTTTCTAAGTGGTCTAAACAAAAGTGGGATTATGTTAGTAAAGGTGATAAGAAAAAACCTAAGAGTAAGCGAGGGCGATACTTGCCTGAATCAGTCAGGAAAAGCCTTACCTCTGCGGAGAAATCAGCTACTAACAAAAGAAAGAGAGCGGCCTCAGCAAAGGGAAAGCAGAAAGCAAAGTATTCAAAGAAAATAGCAGGTAAAGTAAGAAGAGCGTAGTATGGCAACATTTGAAGCACAGGTAGAATCTATCACAAGCATAGCAATAGACGGAAGTAGTGTTCCTACACAAACACAGCTTACCCAGTATTTAACAGACGGTGCTAAGGAAATACTTAATTACTTACCGAGATCAAAGCAATCTTTATTTACTACTTCAAATGATTTGAATAGCAGTAGCTCAAGCCTTACAGTTCTTGGTTCAGAAATATTTAGTGTAACAAGAGATGACGGAACTATTAATCAGCCATGTAGAGTTGTGAGTCCAGCATTACAAGGCAGAATTAGGGATGCGGATGATATGATGGCCGCTACCACTACAGACCCCGCTTACTATGTTACAAATAATATTTTAGTTGTTGTTCCTTCACCTACCAATGCTCAAAATGCTCATGTACAAACATTGAACTACCCTGCTGTTGCATTTGGTGACACTGCTATTGCAAAATTTCCAGACGATGCTGAGTATTTAGTTGTAATATATGCCTGTATAAAAGCAATAGAGTCGGCTTTTACGAGCGAGGAAGATGTTGAGTTATACACTCCTATACTCGCTCAATTAAGAAGCGACTATGAAAAAGGTTTACAGGGTTTACTATAATGGCAATACATTCTTTAACAGTAAAACAGATTATCAGTAGGGTTAGACAGGTTTTCCCCAATGCTCCAGAAACATATATTATATCTTTAATCAACGATGCTATTAATGAGCTTGGTCAATACTCTCAAAAGTCGATGTCTGCAAAAGTAAATATAGTAGCGAATCAAACATTCTATGACTTATCAGATAGTGCCGTAGATTCTTCAAGTAAAGCAATGGGGATAAATAAAGTGTATAGAGTCGATGTATTGGATAGCGATGGTGATTATATCAGAATACCTAGAGTGCTAGATGGTGAACCTTTAAAGTTTGACATGGCATCTGAGAGTGCTATAGAGGAGCCTGCGTAATGGCTTTAGCACGTCAAGTAACAGAGATACGGGCTGTATCAGATTCTAGCGGAAGTTTAAATAGTAAATATTTTTTCATTAATGGCATTACGGCTGATAGCACAAAGGATGTTGGGTTTAAAATTACAGAGTATTATGTTTGGATTGATGTTAGTAGTGGCGGTTCAGACCCTTCAATATCAGGAAAGACTGGAGTTGAAGTTGACATTTCTACTAATGATAGTGCCGCTACAGTCGCTACCGCTGTTCAAAACGCACTTGATGGTTTGTCTGATTTTGCTGGAGCCTCAGTTAGTTCTGGGGTATCGCAAGTCACAAATGCAAACAAAGGAGCGGCAACAGAAGCTTCTGACGTGAACACAAATTTTATAATTACCACGACTACAAGTGGAGTTGGTTTGCTTTCAAGTAATTTAAAGTTCCCAGAAGATACTTCTCTTTACTTTGTTAGAGGAGATCATCTTGGTTTAATTAGTAGTTACAATTCAGATGGTTCGTCTAGAACAGATAGGAAAGCGTATCAAGCCGTAGACCACAACATAGTTAACGGTTTGCTAATTCATTATTATGGAAATCCTAATAAGGTTACAGCAATCACGGATACTCCAGATGTTGATAATTTATTTCATTCTGCAATTGTGGATTATGTAAAGAAGTGTTTATATATGGATAGGGCTGGCTCTGTATCAGATGCTGGACAATCTCAGGTATCTATGAATCTTATGTTGCAACATGAAAGAAAATATGATATGGCAATTAAAAAATATGGTACTAAAAAGCGTAGCAAAACTGGTGGTACTAGGGCTGTTGTTCCTCCTAGCTTTATGTAATGTAATATATTGATTGTTTGCTTGTCGGTACATTAAGTTACCACAGTAGATTTTATAACTATATAAATGCTTTAAAGCGGTGGTGGAGGAATATAGGATAAATCATGTCAAATAAATTCACCTCCAAAGAAGTTCTCAACAAAGTGTTACTAGACTCCTCTGGTAATGCAGTCACAGCAAACTCAGTAACGGCACAAGAAGCTCTTAATTCTGCTTTAGACACTACAAACAATAGATTAAATATGTCTCTGGCTGGAGGTACTATATCTGGTGATGTAACTATTTCAGGTGATTTAACTGTAAATGGTAGCAGTACATATACTTACGATGAGCAGATAGACGGTCAATTATGGTTAAAGGACTCTACAGCAAGTAGTGCAAGTCAAGGTGGTCACTTAAAATTATTTAGTGATGATGGTGCGGCTATGGCGGCTGGACATAGATTAGGTGTGATAGAATTTGCTGGTGCAGAAGATGCTTCTTCTACTATAACAGTCGGGGCTAGGATTGAAGCCTTAGCCGAATCCACATATACATCATCTGAAAACGGTTCTGCTTTATTATTTTATACTACTGATGGTAACGCCTCTCAATCTGAAGGAATGAGAATTACATCAGATGGGAAAGTTGGTATGGGAACCAGTGGAAATGTTGATTCTCAGCTCCATGTTCAAGATGACAGCTCAAATTGTACAGTTAAAATAGAAGCAAGTGCATCTGGTACTGGTGCAAGGTTGCAAATGATTTCAGCAACAAACGATACTGCTGAATTTTATTTAGGTGATAGTGGAGATTCAAATATAGGTCGCATTAGTTACAATCACACTTCTAATTATTTAGCAATTCACACCAATGATACTGAGCAAATGAGGATTGACTCTAGTGGTGATGTCGGTGTAGGTACACAAGCACCTAACTATAATTCTACTGCAAAAGCATTAACTGTTCTTGGTGGTAATTCAGAAGACATAGGTTCTGTGGAAATTATAGGACATACTGATAGTGGAAGTACTGCTGTGGCAAGGTTATATATGGGTAATAGAGCTGGTAGCCAAGATGACTTAGTATATCTTGAAACTAAAACTGGTTCTGGAACATCTGATGGAGACCTTCTTTTTTACACATCTGCATCTGGTACACCTGCTGAAAGAATGAGAATTTATTCTCATGGAGCAACCTTAATTAAAGGTCAGGCTTATTTTGGTGATGATAATTTTCGTATTTATTCCGAAGGTTCTGGTGGAAGTGATAACCAAATAATTTTATGTAAATACAATAATTTACAATTAAAGAATCAGCATAATGGGGGTAATATTCAATTTTATAC